TAAATGTTGCAAGGTAGATTCATTGTTTGGGGTGCGGCGTTTTGGCACACAGGTGAAGCATTGACGGGGTGGGTGTAGTATTGACAGAATGTAATTGCTTCAGTATATTGGGTTCATCAGATACGGAGAAATCAAATGACCTATCGCGATCCGCGGTATTACCGCTTAACATTGGACGAAAATGGCCAGGAATCTATCCAGGATTTTGCCTCGCAAGACGAGGCGCGTAGCGCGTGGTATGCGGCACAGCGGCGGTCTGGCGTATTCAGCGCCGAGGTTGCCAAACGTAGCCACGATATTCCCGATCTCAATAAACTACTGCATATATGGGAACGGAAACCGGCGGCGCGCTAATGCGCCGCTTTGCTCACACAAACAAGGGAGACTGTGTCATGGCAATTCCTCCAATCACCAAAGAACGCATCATGGCAATGGCGCAACGTGACGCCAATAATTCCGGCGAATCTATCGCCGTTCTCAATCTCAATCAGTTCTCGCCGCTTTATGTCTGTCGCCGTTGGGATGATCGTTACCAGGACGACCGGCGGCTTATCGTCAAAGTCGATCCGGAGACTGTGTCATGACAAATATGTGGTTCAAACAAGCGACGCTCTATGAAGGTTCGGAAGAATACGCGCGCGCAATGCAGGATATGTGGATCGATACCGATAAGATTGAATCAATAACGGTCGTTGAGCCAAATAAAACTTGCATGCTTAATCTTGTCTCGGGCACGTCTTGGTATATTGACGAGCCGGCGCAACGCGTCTCTTGGCGCATTCATCAAAAAAGAGCTAGTCCGGACGCGCCAAAAGGAATGCGTTGGGCAGATCAAGCTTGAAACGGGGCCGTGTCATGTGGATCGTAATGACGAGTAGCGCAAAAATGCCAAGCTCCTGTTGGGGCCGCTATCTCAATGTGGCGCTTGTTCAACTCAATCAGCACTATGCCGCGCATGGGCTAATCCCGGCGATGATTTCTGAAAATGCTCGCGGCGTGCTGCGTATCCGACACCTTGGACACCATAATAGCGGCAGCACTGATCGTTGCGCAGCCGCGCGTGTTATTGCACGTGCTGAACAGATGGCGCAGGACCTCAACAATGCGCCGACTGTCGAGGCCGGCGACTCTATCCTTATGTCTTGGGGAGGCTCGGCTTGACAACTGATTATGTAGTTATTACAGTGCATAAATCAACAAACGGAAAAGGAGACTGTGTCATGACAGACTATCAACCTGGCGACATTTTGGTTATTCGAGGATACGATATGAGGGTGCTCGACACTGAAGCAGTTTATGAATATTCATACGAGCATGACGGCAAGGAGTTTGTAACTTTTAAAGCTTCTGACGGCATTCGAAAAAGTGTTGATGCATGGCGTGCATCAAATACCCGTGATGCCGCAATTATCCAATGTCGCGAGCAATTAAGCCGCGCCTTGGAGATACTATCTTGCATGGCTCATGAGCGCTGTGGCGATCTTACCAGAAAGCAAGCTAGGCGCTTTCATAATGCGCATGAAAGCCTTTGTAAGCTTGCGGAAGAAATCGGCGCTTAATTCTAAGCACAAGCAAAGGAGACTGTGTCATGGCCGATATCGTACTCGATCTGAGCAAGAAAAAACGTTACGAAGACCCACCGTTCCGCCGTCCGCGTATTTACTTGGAAGTAGAGCGCAACGGCTACTATGATTGGTGCAAGGTCAATATTTCATTATGTGAGGAGATGGGACAACCGTTTCGCACTATCGAAATGACGGCCGATGAAGCACGCCAGCTGGCCGCGCATTTGCTGGTCATCGCCGACATGTCAGAGATTGAGCCGCAGCCGGAAAATGAAGAAACCGTCGCGTGAAAAAAGATTAGCTCTCAAACGTGCTCAACTGGATGCGAAGCGAGATGCAGATTTATTTCACTTTGAAGCCCCTCCGCTTCGTAAATGGAAAAGACTAATTAAGCCGACACCAACAACCCTTCGTCGCAATATTCGGAGTAAATAGTGCCACTCAAATCACCAAGCACAACCAGCGCTTCAGCAATGGAGCGATTTATGAAGCGCTGGGATTTAAACGCGCCGCAGGCCGGCGAGCTGCTCGGCGTTTCTGAGCGTATGATTTATTGGTATCTGGCCGGCAGGCACGCCGTGCCCAAAACAGTTTCCTTGCTGATGAAAATGCTGGACGAAAAATGGGCGGCCAAGAGTCAATGACTCGTATGTTTGCCCAAAAAAAATCCGGCTGGAACAAAATAAGAACAGAACTGTCCTCATGGTAGAGAAGATATCATGAAACGGCAATGAAATCAAGGAGCTGTGCGATGATTGATGATAAGCCGAATTATGATCCGGAAAATAAATATGGTCGCGGTAAAGGCTATGCGGAGCTGGCCGCGCGACGTGTCTGGCGACTCCTATCTCTGCCAAACCAGGAAGCGCTGTTTGCTATGAGTGATGAAGAATTATTGGCAAGCCCAGAAATCGGGCCAGCAACATTAAAGGCAATTCGAAAGCTGCAAGCTGAGGTTCAATCAGAATAATGCTTGATGACGATTTCGACCGTTTGGAGCTTAGCGTACGGGTGGTCAAAGCTCTACGTCGCAATGCCCAAGACGAATGGGCCCAACGTCTTGGTTATCCCCGCAATGTACGGGAGCTGTGGGAAAGTTTCAAAGCGCGCGATCAGATATTCAGAGATTACGGTCCTTATCCAGGCATTGGCCGCAAAGGCGCTGCTGAAATACGTGCTGAGCTGGAGCGTATCAAACCGGAGCTTTATCCGATTTGGATGTGCGGGGGGCATTAATGCGCTTTAAAACCTTACGCCGTCTTCGTCAGAGCGGTCTGACCTGGCGCGAGCTAGGTGCGGCATTCTCCATCAATGCAAGACGTGCCAGCGATTTATATAATATTTCGCAATGGCATGATGCCCACCTCTGCTATCAATGCAAACCGGCACGCTGGCATGATTGCCTGGAGCATCTTGAAAAAAAGCGCCCTGGCTGGTGGCGGTGCTCTTATTGCCATTCGTCTTTCTACGAGCCAATAGAAGCTTATCGACTCAATCGCGGATGGGAATGAAAAAGGCCGCCTCTCGATCCGCAAGGGAGACGGCCTAGTTTGCTGTGTCAAGGTCTGATAAGATAGGCGAGACGTACAAGGAACACAACCATGTCATCTCCCGGCCTATCTCCCGACGAACGCGAGCGAGAAATTTTGCTGGTCGAGCCGCGTGATCCCAACGTCGTACATCCGCCAACTGACTTGCAGGGCCCGCCGTGGCAATCACGCTATATTTTCAATCCGAATCAACCTTGGCCGCCTGTCTTGTCCACGCGATTCTTCCCTCCGCCGCCCTGGCCGGAAAACTTGGAAGGCGATAATCTTACCATTTTACCGCATGTGGGGCCAATCCTGGCTCTGACCGAAGAGCAAATGGAAACTCCACCGGGCTTCGGCCGCTTTCCGCCCGGTTCGCGATTCGAGGGCCTATTCGAGGAGCATCCTTATCGATTACCGCGAGAGCGGGGAAGAAGTGCAAGAGAACGCGAAGAGCGGCGTGAAGAACGGCGCGAGGATCGTGAGGAAGATCGGCGCGAAGAGCGCATGGAAGCCCGACGACGCGGTCGTCCTCGTAGGCGCGATCGCGAGCCATTAGGCGCCCCATTATCTGCCGATACGAGCGAGCGTCCGACAATGGATTGGCCAAGCGGCGGCGGCGGTGAGTGATTACGGCGACCGCGAGCCAGATCCCGATCCGTGGAAGGAAAATGACCTGCTGCGGCTCGAAATGCGCAACTTGCGTCTAGAAAATGCCTATTATCGGCAACAGCTTAATGCTATGAAGCCACCGCTTTATGTGAGCGGCCGATGGGTGCGACAGGCCGGTTCAGGCATTCAACCGCAAATTCCGCGACCGAGAAACTGAAATGACGGATGTATTGGAAAAACTTCGCTCAACCTCACGCCGTATGCGAGATCATCTGGTCGCGCCGCTCTATGATGAAGCCGCGGACGAAATTGAAACCTTGCGTAAGGAAAACGATCGCTTGGAACGGGCAATCGAACTAGCGCGTAAAGCGTTCATAACAAACTGATTTTGCTGTGTCTCCTGCAGGAGACTAATGGCTTCTATCCGTCAGGGTATCTATGACCTGCTTGGTGCTGTCGAAATTGACACCAAGGAGCATGGCCGTACGCATGTCGAGCCTTGGCTTTCCCAAAAAATCGTTATCGATCAAGTCGCTAAAGGCCTCGCCGAAGGCGTGCATGAATTCGTAATCCTTAAAAGCCGGCAGATGGCAATCACCACCACCTGCGCGGTCATTGAGCTCTTTTGGGTGTTGGCAAATCCGGGCGTCCAAGGCGCAATCATTGCCGATAGGACTGACAACCTGGAGAGGTTGCGCAGAATTTTTGCCGCGTTGCTAGAAACTCTTCCGCCCGAATGGCGATCACCGGAGCATAAAATTGTTCAAAACAATAGAAATGGCATGGCTTTCGCCAACCGTTCAGTGGTCGATCTTTTGGCTGCTGCCTCCAATCCTGATTTGGGTGCTAGCCGCGCGCTCAATCTTATGCATGCGACGGAGTGCTCACTATGGAAGTCGCTTGCGGGCGTCGAATCGCTCAAAGCTTCGCTGGCACGGGTAAATCCGAATCGGTTGTATCTTTGGGAATCAATCGCCAACGGATTCAACTGGTATTATAATGCTTGTCAGCAAGCCAAAACTGATCGGCATCAACGGTTCATTTTTTGTGGCTTTTGGGCGAATCCAACCTATTCCATCCCAAAAAATGATCCAGACTTCAAAACTTACTGGGACGATGGAGTCCTGACCGATGAAGAAATCACGCGCGCCCGGCTCGTCAAGCAGCAATACAGCTATACCGTCAAGCCAGAACAAGTCGCCTGGTGGCGACGCGAGTCCGAATTCAAAAATGAAGAATACATGCTACGCCACTTCCCGTGGCACGAGCGGGAGTGTTTCATTGCGTCCGGGACGGGATTTTTTCCTGCCCAACGCACCTTGGAGATTGCGGAATCTCTGGAATCCGGGGCTCCCTACCGCGGCTACCGTTACATTTTCGATGAACGATTCCTCTCGTCCCGTATCGAGCAAGTAGCCTCCAATGAAAAAGAGCTGGTTAACCTCAAAGTATGGGAAACCCCTGAAAGCGACGGAGTGTATGTACTTGGCATTGATCCGTCAGGAGGCGGCGGCGGGGAAAGCGACGATCACGCGGTCCAGGTTCTACGATGCTATGCTGACCGCGTGGTACAGGTGGCGGAATTCGCGTCGAATAAACCGTTAACCTACCAATTGGCGTGGGTTTTGGCGCATTTATGCGGTGCATATAAGGACCATATTGCAAATTTGGAGGTTACCGGCGTCGGTTCGGCAGTCATGCCAGAAGTGCGCAATTTGCGTCAGCTTGCAGAACGTAACTTATTACATAGCGAGGGCGAAACCGGTAATTTAATGGATATGATCGGCGTGGTCAGATGGTTTTTATACAATAGACCGGATACCCTTTCCGGCGCCGGAAATGTGATTAATTGGAAATCTAATTTTGATAATAAACATCAGACATATTCGGAGCTAAGAGACAGTTTGATGCTTCGTCGCATCGAAATAAGATCACTTCGTCTCGTTCAGCAATTACAGGCAATTGTTTATGACGAAGGGCACATTGGGGCCGGTCCGGACACAGGGGAAAATGATGACTTAGTTTCAGCGCTCGTGTTGGCTCATCATACCTGGGTACAATGGAGACGAGCGCCTTTGATTGCACGTAATCTGACATGGGACTCCGTTCACGGCGAACGCCCGCCGACCGATATGGGTAATGTACTCTCGTGGGCCTTCTCACAACACTTCGCCAAGATGCACGAAAGAGCAAGAGCCAAAGAAACCAGTAAATACAACAGATTTTAGGAGAATCGCTATGGCTGATAGATACGGCCGCTGGAGACCTAACAGACATGGCTACGACGGCCGTTGGAACCGGCGTTTCTGGTGGGACTTCGACGAGGACGAGCTTGAGCATGAGTTTGGAGGAGAAGCGATCTCGCTCAATCCGTTTCGCACCACATACTATCTAGGACGCGGCCGGTTCGGCGATAACAGCCGTTTGTATCGCGGAATTATGGTATTTCGCGAGCGGCATGAGCATGGATTCTCACCAATCGGCATAGATGGCCGACGAGGCCGAAGACGTCGGATTGGACGCGGCCGTAGCCCATTCGAGCGCCGAGGTCGCAGTCCGCTTGGTCGTAGCCCACTTGACGGCCGTGGCCGCAGTCCGCTCGAGCGGCGAACAGATAGGTACTAGCCCCTTGCCGATCCGGCGTACATATGCTTGTGCCGAATGCGGACACTTCATGGAAGTGACGTTGCGATTGGACCAATGGGATGTACCTGCGCCCGACTGCCCGCGCTGCAATGCCTGGGACCTGCATGAGCCGATGCGGCAGGAATTCCAGCCAGTCGCGATCGGTGGTTCTACATACGCCAAGGCTCGAGAGCTTGCTGAAGATATTGCAGCGAAAGATTACAATGTCGCCAATATGGAATGGCGAAAAGACCGCGAGGTGGCCCAAGCTACACCACATCGATTGAAAGACGAGACACCGCAGAGTGTTAATCAGGCTACTGGCAGTAATTGGGGAGTCACAGGTGAAGCCCTGCAACAAGCCGTTACGTTGGGACGAGAGATACGTTTGAAACACGGCGGCAGCGGCTTAGATATGTTACAGAGAGCCCTCAAAGACGGGACACAGCCCGACCTCATTGAGGCAAGCAAACGCCGGGCAATGAAAATCTGGTAGGAGGATTTAATGAACGGACGAGATGATTGGGGTCGTGGTCGTAGTGGACGACGTGACGTCGGTGCCGATCCGCTGATTGACCGCGCGCTCCGTATGACGCGCGAGCTCTATGAGGTTCTTCAACGTGCCGAGCGTCAGGTTGATGAAGCTTCTCGCGATATGCGGCAAGCTGAACGGCTCGAACGTCGCGGCGAAGGCTATGAGCGTCGCGCCGAAGCAATGGAGCGCGAAGCTTATCGAGATCTGCAGAGCGGCGGACGCCGGGACGGAGACCGGGATCGCGGCCGTGGCCGAAGCGGCCGACGCGACGACTGGAGGGGTAGGTAGCGACAACGAACGGACTAGTCTGTGGGATGACTGGTGGGATTACGGTGATCGCATCCTAGGCGATATGGATCGCTGGGGCAGAAGCTATGCCCGCGATGGACGTGATTATCATCAGGGCATAGACGACGGTTTCCGCGAATTCGAAAACCATCTCCATCGACCCGGCCGGGATTGGGATGATTGGCGCCGCTATCAGCCAATGTTCGATGATTGGCGACGCAGATGGGGCAATATGCGCAATCGCTGGGGAGGTCGTGACTGGCGAACCGGTGACTGGCGCACGCATGAGCCGCATTTCCGCGGATTGATGAGCGATTTCGACAGTTTCTACGGGCATTGGAATCGCATGCGGCGCGGCGGCGGAGCTTATGCAGTAACGCCGCAAGGAATGGTAAGAGCCGGATATTAAATGCTTACTATTCCAAACAGCCAGCTTGATCTTGCGCAATTTGCGCAGGAAATGGTTGATGAGTGCATGGGTAGTTCGTCAGATCGCGGTATGATCTACACGCGAGCTACCCAGTATTACTATTTGGGCAGCTATGATGTTCGGGCTTGCATTTTCAACAAAACAAAGGGGTTCATTGATCGCCTTGCCGGATTTCTTATGCAACCTACTGATGTGCGATTCAATATTGTTTTCGATCGAACTGAACCTAATGATGTACTCGAGCGCGCGCGAGTCGTGGCCGAAAAACTCAGCGCTGACTTTAAGCAATCAGACTCTGATGTTATATTCGCCGATGCTGTTACCTGGTCACTCATTAATGGTTGTCAGCTGATCAAAGCGCTGCCGAAAGATCAGAGTTTCCACCTGGCGCCGGTGCATCCACAGAACTTCGGCGTGCTGTCGGAATCAATCCTGAGTTTGGACGAGCAAGAAGCTTTTTGTCATGTCACGTTTCCAACGGTCACCCGCCTCAAAAGCATGCTATTGGAATGCAATCACCCGCGCGCGGAGGAGATCATCAACCGCGTTCTCGAAGCGAGACAGCATGAAAAAGACGAAGAAGAACCGACGTATTTGCACCAAATGGTTGTTGGCGGTTTGCAACCACTTGGCAATACGGGAGATGCGCCGTCTGCAGCCGGTATTGTGCAAGTGTTCCCAGTGCCCACACCTTGGCGTCCCCAAAGACGCTTCTCGCCCACTGTACGATTCTGTGAACTCTGGGTACAAGACCCCGATCGTGAGAATGATTGGACAACCATCCAGCTGATTTATCCTGATATTATTATCGAAGGTGATTATACACGTCGAAATCTGTCGCGCATTCCCGGCAAGCATCCATTTATAAAAGTGCAGCCATCTCCAACCCCTGGCTACTTTTGGGGACGCAGCTATATAGCCGACGTGCAAATGCTGCAAGATGTTTTGAATAAGCGTCTTCGCGATCTCAAGGTGCTATGGGATCGTAATGTCGCGGCGCCGAAAATTCTTAGCGGATTCAGCTCTGTCACCGAAGAGCAATACTACAAAATCATCACCGAAGGCGGATTTATCAATGACCCGAATCCCAACGCCAAAAGCGCACCGCTTGCCGAGCAGGTCCCGCCGAACGCAACGGAAGAAATCGAATTCATCCTTAAACTTTTCGACGAGGCGGGCGGCTTTTCTTCGATTATGGGCGGGCAAGGGGAGCCCGGCGTCAGGGCTGGGGTACATGCACAGACGCTGGTTCGCACATCATCTCCGCACCTTATTGACCAGGCATCCTGCATCGAGCGGCAGCTAGCCGAAACCGGCTATCTATGCGTACGATTGATGCAGGCAATGGACCCAACCGTCTACGAGACCGACGATGGGATTGAATTTCATCTTATCGACTTGCCTGGCGCGCATTTGCAGGTGCAGGTGGATTCGCATTCGGCTAGTCCTGCCTTCGCTGAGGATAATAGGCAAACTGCCATTGCCCTGGCCCGCGCAGGTGCGATTGATTCTGAAGATCTTATCCATATGCTCCATCCACCAGGCGCCGAGCTGTTGCTCGCCAGATTAAGAGAACGACAGAAGCGTCAATCCGAGCAAGCGCAGCAACAAGAGCAAAAAGATATGGCGTTAACTGTGCTTACCGGCAAACCGCAACACCGGCAACAAGGTGGCCGGGGCGGTGGTAGAGGCGGAGGACGCTAATGGCCTTTACCGACTCTGCATCCGGCAACCCACGGGACAGCGCGCCGCCGGGTTCCAATGACACTGTGCAGGAAGGTCCACAGGGGGGCCGAGGACGGGGCATGCCGCCACGGCCCATCGGCGGACCTCTCTTGGCAGCCTTACAGCGCCAATTGAGGGGCCCGCAGGTATCAGCACCCGGTCCGGGGAATATGGCTGATGGATTGGGGAAAACAAAGACGGCCGTCGATTTACTGCAAGCGGCGTTATCGAATTTCGAGCCGGGAAGCCCGCAACATAGGGATATTCTGAACGCCTTGCGATCGCTCTCACGCCATCTACCGCAACAAAATGCCGGCCAAACCGGACTGCAGGAAACACACCTTATGGATTTGTTGCGCAAAATGAAGCAAAATCCAGTCATGCAAGCGCTCTCGGGGCTGCTAGGCGGCGGTGGAGAGGGCGGACCACCAGGACCACAACCGCCGCAACCGAGTACCCCGTTACCAGGCGCCTAAATTTTTTGGAGGAAAACTCCAAAAACCCCAGCTGTGTCAAGAAGATAGCTGGAGGTAAAATTGGCCCAAAATCGTTCGTACGACCCCCCTATCACAGTACCTCCGGAGACACCACCTAGGACTGTGTTACAGGTTGACACACAATCAGAGGTGTCAGAATGGGGAGCAATTCCTAGCATCGTGCCGAAACCTGAGGGCGGCGTCCCGCTGCAACCTAGGGTTATTGGTAAAACAAACAACAACTGAGGTGCGCTATGGCTGACTTTGTTCTCTTTCGTGGAGAGCATGGCGAATCGATCGCTATCAATCCCGATGAAGTGCAGGCAGTTCGCGTCCATCGGCGCGATGACCCTTTCGTTAAAATCTTGTTCGAGGAGCATGACATCGAAGTTGAATCTGAATTCTTCGAAGTCGTGCGCCGGCTGCGTCATCCGCGGGAAGAAAAGCAAGAATTCGAAGAGCGGGCTCCGGTCGAACCGCGTGAGCGACGTGGTCGAAGCGACAGAGATCGCGGCAGAGGGAGAGATTAATGCCACGCGAAATCTCCGACGCCGAATATCAGCAATGGCAGATCGATAAGCAGATCGCCGGCCTCGCAAACGAGGTGTGGGAGGACCCGCAGCTCGGTCCGGCCGCTAAAGAGCTGCTCAAGCGTAAACGGCCAGGCGTTCAAATCCCCGATCACGATATTCGTATGGAAATGCGTGACGGCTTTGCCAAAATGGAAAAAGCGCGAGAAGAAGAAAAACTTGCTGAGCGCCAGTCTAAAGAAGACGAGTACTGGAAAGGGCAGCGTAAGAAAATTCAGGATGAATACGGCTACACTGATGACGGCATCAAAGACTTGGAAAAAATGATGCTGGAAAAAAATATCGGCGATTATGAAGTTGCAGCAACTTATCATGCCGCCAAAAATCCCAAGGCTGCAGAGCCGCAAGGATACAAAGACCCATATTGGAATCACACCAAAAGCACGACTTTCCAAGAGATCGCAAAAGACCCGGAAGCTTGGGGAAAAGACGAAATAGTGAAAGCTCTGCAGAACGATCAGCGACGCAGCCGCAATGCTTTCTAATTTTAAAGACGCGCAGAAGCTTGCTAAAGAATGGGCGACGCTCGCCAGCTATGATGCACCATGGTCTGTCATTGCAGACGAAATGGCATGGGGATTCAGGGAGGTTGAAGGTGGGCGGCATCCGAACATCGTGCTAAAAGACGTCAAAGAACGAATTGAAAAACGTAAGACAGAGACACAAAAAATAAAGTGACTCCTGTGTCAAGCGCCAAATTCAGTGGTAACCCGGGCGATTTCGAAAAATCGTTTGGTCGATACCCGTGGAAGGCGGCCGGCAAGCCTCCGCTTGATGAGATAAGGCCATACGGTTGGACACGTACCCGCAGGACATCAGGAGATTTTCCGGCAATCGTTTCAACGAAGCCCGGATCGCCTATGATTCGATTACAACAACGAATCGATACGGCTACGGTCGGTGCCTATCCGAGTTCGCAACGCTCGAGCTTCCGCCGTGGCCATGGAATCCACCGGTAGGATGGCCGTGGAATTTATGGGTTGATGAATCAAAAAGAGGGATAAAGCTGTGACAAACCCAGGCACATACGATCTGACATAGGAGGTTTATCATGCCCATTTTGGGGGCCGGCCTAATCCCTTCTGGCCCAATAGGTTTAGAACTGGAGGCCACGGTTCGCCGCGTTTTTGCCCAAATGGTTGTGGTATTAATTTACCGGCAGAATCCGCTGTTGGCCCTACTCTTGCGAAATGCGATTCGGGCATCTGGTGGCGTATCGCCATATACACAGCCTGTGCAGACTGGACAGTATGTGCAATCTAGTTGGATAGGCCCAGCGGGCCAATTTAATATTCCGCCTGATGTCGCGGCAACAGTTAACGCGGAATTCAACATATGCGCCCTAGCCACCCCCGTCACGAGCTTTGGCTTGGAGCAGCTCGTTACTCAAGATGCGATCGCTGTGGCCTCAAGACTAATGCTGAAGTTGAACGATTTAAAAAACTCAGCGCTGGCGGCCCTATCGACGGCCTTGTTTACATCCAGCACGGTTGGTGGAGTACCGAACCCTTTAAGAATGTTTGGTTTACTGGACGCATACGGCAACGCGCAGACCGTTCCGATCTTTGGCGGGCTTTCCCGCGAAGTTTATCCACTGTGGTCCGGGCTCGTAATACCACGGGCCGGACATGTTTTAACTAGAAGCGCTTTTATACCTTTCCTGTTACGTGCCGCAAAACATGCCGGCGGCGAGGCTTTGGACTTTGTGGTCATGTCGATAGAAGACTGGACCACACTCATGACGGACTTCATTCATGTCGAACGATATAATAACGACCCCTCCAGCAGATGGGGAAAAGACGACCCGGTTAATAGCGGTTTCCGGGGGTTATTACTTGGAGATACCCCAATCTTCTTCGATCTCAACTGCCCACGAGGTCTCGCGATTGGTTTCAACTCTAAGTATATCACCTTTGTTATCCACGAGGACGCAAATTTCGCGTGGACCGGCTGGTATTCAACCATACCTCAAGGACAAATTGCCAGTGTGGGCCTCTCTCTTACCGCCCTCCAGCTCGTTTGTTCAAAACCCGCAACCGGAATACTTATGCACGATATCGACGGTGGAGCAGAAGGATTCCCACCCGCACCTCCGCCCGGTATTCAGTCAAGCCGAAGACTCGAAGAAGCCCCCGGTCCCTGATGCTGAGTAGATATGTCACTGAGTTACAGAACTTACTCAATGACCAACAAGGACAGTTCTACCCGATTCCGACGCTGGTTAATTACATTAACCGGTCACGACGCCGTATTGCATGGACATCAGGGTGTATTCGTGTGTTACCGCCGGGAGTAGTTACCCATCCGCAGCAAGAGGTCTATCCCTTCTCGCATTGGATTTCGCTCTGTCAAAACGTTATTCCGCAAGTACGGGATATTATTGCTGTTCGCTCTCTTGCTGTATCTATTGGCCCGGGCGGATGGAAACCGGTCTGGCGAAGAATAGTTTGGACGGACTTCCAAAGTCGTTTTCGTATTTTTAACGGCACCTGGTATGGCACAATTTCGGAACCGGGTTGGTATGCTCAATATGGAGAAGGCGCGATCGGAAGCGTTTATCTGGCACCGATTCCGGCGCAAGAGCTCCCTATGGAGGTAGATCTGACCTGCTCTCCGTCGCCGCTGCTCACCGACAACGACCCCGAAATTATCCCATCCCCTTGGGATGATGCCGTTGTGTGGTGGGCAGCGGTGCTTGCTTATATGCAGCAGCAACGGCCGAAAGATGCGGCGGGCATGGTGCAGGCGTTTGTGCTCGAAATGCCGTTTTGCGCGTCGATCGTTTGTCCGCAAATGATACAGACGACTTATGGCGCAGCGATCCGATCCGCTTAATCCGACACTCGCAGATATCATGCGCCAGCGCAGTGCACAGCCTGGCGAACGTAATCAGATCGCCGAGCAAATGTTGCCGCCAACCGTTTCACAGCGGATGCAGCCATTCACGCAACGCTTGGAAGGATTGCAAAGCGGCCTTGAAGATGTAGCCGGCCGCGCCTATGAAGCTTCATTGCCGGCACGCTTACGTGACATTTACCAGTCGCTGCAAGCCGGCGCAGCACCGGAAGACTTGGCTGGACCATCATTTGATGCGGCGGTGCGGATGATGGAATATGGCGGTTTTGCCGGGATGCCACGCAATGCGCTGGGCACACTGACCTTGCGGCGTACATCCAACTTCGAAAAGCCCGGTCCGTTCGGACGCGGCTATATAGAACGAAGCTTTTCGATGCATGATTCTTCCGGAAAAGATGTCGGGAATGTTATTGCGACTTATGACCCATATGAACGCAATTTGCATATTGAATGGATGGGCACCGATCTGCCAACCAGGGCCGCTCCCGGGTCCAGAGGCGTGCGGGCCAATCCGCATAGCTTCGCCCTGGGACCGGGCGAATTGCACAGTCTCGGACCTGAAATCCAACGTGAGTTTCCCATGGCAAAAACAATCACTTTCCAGCGAGACAGCGGCGTGACAGCGTTAGGAAAGGAAGGCCCGGCACGGACCATCAAACGTCAATTGCCGTGGGCTGAGGACGAGGGTTGGGTGCCGAAGTCTCTGTTGCGCGGAGATAAAGCTTAGTGCAACCCCACCGGCCCTAGCGAGGGAATCTTTCGCTGTACCGATCCATGGGCTACGGGGGCGTCTGGACCAAAGGCGCTTAACACGTTACGCCGCAGGGCTGCCGGAGAAATATAGTGGCGATCCAGTCCGATAACCAGCCCGATATTATCACCATCAATCAATGGCAAGGGCTCAATCAGCAATCGCCACGCGCCTCGATCGGAGATCAGGAGGAATGGTGGAACGAGAATTTTTTCTCAATAGGAAGAGGCTCTCTGCGCTCGATATGGGGACCGTCGCAGGTGCTCTATAGGGCCCCGACCGGCACCACCATCTTACGGATTTTCTTCGGCTTTTATGGCAATCAAACACCACCGTTCACGCAACCGCCGCCCGGCCGGATGGGATGGATGTTCTTATCGGACGGCTCAATCGATGAGGTAGACCTTGATACGCAGCAGGTCACTAATCTCCCCAACACCTGGCTCCCGATTGCTCCCTATTATTGGGCTTCAGCCAAGGTCTGGCGGCCGAGATTCGTCGGCAACGAGCCCGGAGAAATCGGTGGTGTACTATTCGGGTCACCTCTGGGTTTATTCGCCTGGGACGGAACAAGTCTGGCTGGACCCGGTGATCCCGCTCCGGATTGGCTCACCTCGGCTGATATCACGGGATTAGGCCCGTTCACCATGCCGGAAGGTCTGCCCGGCATTTACACCATGGAAGTATTCCAAGAGCGTTTGTGGGTCGCCGGCAAGAACGTGCTGGCCTGGTCGGTACCGCAGAACGGCGCTGATTTCCTGCCCGATGACGGCGGCGGTGCGATGGGCTACTTCGGTGATAAATTGGTTTGGTCGTACATGGACCTGCAGGCCTCCGCCGGCTACATGTACGTGTTCGGCGATTCGAGCACGGACCTGGTTTCAAACGTACAGCTATCCGGCTCCGGCACAACTACGAGCCCGTTCGTCACGCAGTTTAATTACAGCAATGTCGATCCTCAGATAGGTCATGGCTTCCCACGTCCGGTCGGGCGCTGGCGACGATATTTCAACACTTGCAACGGATTGCAGCTCGGCGTGCAGCCGCCTCGCAACGTCACGCCGATCAATGCTCGCGGCGGCATGTATCTGTTGCGCGGCGGTGAATACCAGACGATCAGCGACAAAATCTGTCAGCTCTATTTTACCCTCGATATTTCGACATTTTATCCGACTTTTGCCGCCTGCACGATGTTCGGACAAGCAGTGCAATTGCTGAACGGCCGGTTTACCGATCCATTCGGCGTCACTCGCTCGCTAATGTTGATGTGGCATGGCTCGGAGCAAGGTCCGTCGTTTTGGAGCGTGGTCAGTCAGAATTTCGAATTAACCAATATCGGTACTTACGAGGAAAATTCGGTGCTTAATCCCTATGGCACTGACGGCACATTTCTCTATCGCTTGTTTCATGCGCCGGATCCGGCTTTGCCAAAACGGCTGGCGACTAAATCCTATCGCGATGAGGGACCGGGTGGCATGAACATTTATCAGTGGCGACGGTTGTATATGGAAATGCATGACCATTTCGGCGCAGGGGTTGAGATCAGAGGTCAGATGCGAACGCGCGGTGGCGGACTACCCAACGGCGCCGAGGATGTTTCTTTTGAGATACCAGCTGGTAAAAAACATGATATTGTTGCGGTGCCGCTGGCGAGCGCCGGGATGGAGGCCGAATTGGACTTGCTAAGTTACTCTCCCGATTTTACAATCGAGCGAATCGACGGCGCGCGAGAAGAGAGA